GGCCGCCATCAACTGCCAGCCGTCCGGCGTCTGGTAGGCGGCCACCTCGATCAGCTCACGCGGCTGGCGGCCCACGGGGTATTCGGCAGACACCACCCAGGCGCCATGCGTCCAGCCGTCGGGCACCGGCGCCCAGTCGCCCTCGGGCCAGGCGATATCCACCACCAGCGGGCGCGGGCAATCCGCGCTGTACTGCAGGCGGGCGGCCTCAATGGCGCGGTTGCGAGCATCGCTGGCCACCACATCGCCCTGGTCGCGTGCCAGGTCGAGCGTGAGCTGCTGAATATCGGCCAGGGCCATTGCGTGCGGTTCCGGTTTTAAAGACTGGGGGGTTGCTTGGCGGGGTTGCCAAAGGCTCCATGTGCGCGTGCGCTTCGGGACCTTTGGCAACCCGCCCCTTGCGGGGCGGGCGGGCAGTTGCGGGTGCCAGCCACTTCACTTGCCCACAGAGGGGGTTTGGAGTTCGGTCAGGCCACCACGGCCTTGGTGGTGCCCTTTTCGCCATCGACCAGCACGGCGCCGCCGTAGATGTGGCGAATCTTGTAAGTCGTCTTGTCGTTGCTGAACATCGAGCCCGCGTTGGGCTGGTCTTGCACGAACAGCTCGGGCTCCTCGCGGCCATCCAGGAAGCCGATTTCCAGCACCGGCAGAACCGTGGGGCTGGCAACCGTGCACCAGTCGTTGGCGTCGGTCCAGTAGTCCACCGGAATCACTTCCGGGTTGATCGACTGCACAAACGTCTTGTCCAGGTTCTGGTTGCGAACGAAAAGGTTGAACGCCAGCTCCTGCAGCTCGAACGGCACCAGGATCGAGGCCGGGCCGGTGGCCAGGCGCTTGCCGCTGCCCGCGCGGGTCTGCTTGAGCATCGCCAGGCGGTGCTTGGCAAACTCGGTGGCGTCCAGCGCAGCCGCGAACAGGTTCGCGTGGTCCACGTGGTACAGGGCCTTGGTGTCGTAAATGGCACCGTTGGTGCGGAAGAAGTCGAAAACAAACTCGTACAGCGTGTTCTTCGAGGCCAGGGCCAGCTCGACGGGGATGCGGCGCAGCGCCAGCGCGTCGTCATTTTTGATGGCCTCGAGCGTCACGTCTTCAGTGCCGCCGCGCTTGGTCGCCGCGTAGGTCGCCTTGTCGTCACCAGGCGAGGCCAGGGCCGTGTAGTCCGCGCCTTGCGCCACAGCGGGCAGGTTGCCATAGCCGCCGATGCGCACGCGCTCCTGCGCGCGGAAGTCGTTCACCGGGCCCCAAGTGGCCACCTTTTTCCACGTGTCCAGGTTGGTCAGGCCGACGTACACCGCCTGCATGCGGCGCGTGATGCTGTCGCCCAGCGCATCGGCCCAGGTGGTGCTGGCGATGGACTCGCGCATCACCCCCAGGCTCTCGGCCATGCGGCCCAGGTCGCAGTTGCGCAGGTCGCCCGTCACGCGGCGGTCGCCAGTGATCTCGATATAGCACTCGCGGAACGACTGCACGTTGCGGTGTTCCTTGTGCGCCGGATCGAAGAAGGCGTCGAACATCTCGCCCACCTTGATGGAGCGGTCTTCCACCTGGAGTCCACCGAAGGCCGGCACGCGCACGGCGCCGCTCTCGGTCATGCGGGCGATGTAGTCGCCCTCGGCTTTGATGAGGTCGCCCACGGCGGCCTCGGTCAGGCGCTCGGCCCCAGCGATGGCTACCTGCGCCTGCAGGCGGTCTTTCGCGGCCTGTGGCAGCTTGGCGGCGCTGATGCGATCGCGGGCCGCGCCGCGCAGCTCGAACACCTGCAGGTCGGCGCGCGTCAGCGGGGCGTCTTGCGCCTCGGCCATGCGCGTGGTGCCCGGCGCGGCCGGCACCAGAGAGCCGCACACGGCTTCATGCAAGTTCACCAGTTCGTCGTCGCCGATGGTCTCGGCATTGATGGCGGCGTGGCGGGCGGGGTCTTTGGCCTTGATGGCCTCCAGCATGCGTTGCTTCCAGAGAGGCATTGCTTCTTCCTTCGGGTTTGGGGTTTGGTCGGCGGCGGCTTCGGTCAGACGATCCAGGCCGCCGCCAGCGCCCGGTTCGACAATCAGGTCAACGGAGTGCACCTTGGTGAACTTCACGGCCTCGCGCAGCTGTTCGGTGCCGTGCTTGCGCGTCTTGGTGCGTGCAGAGGCATCGATGGACAGGCCGAGCAGGCTCTGCATGCCGCGCTTGACGGCCTCGGTCATCTTGGTGACCGCCGTGTCGGTCGGGTCGAGCGCTTTAAAGGTGCCCACCAGTGCGCCGGTGTCGGGCGCCTTGCCCTCCACAAAGCGCACGCTGTAAATGCCACCAATCAGGTTGCGCACGTCCTTGCCCTTGCCCGCGAGGTGCTCGGCATCGCTCTTGGCGAACACGCGCACGCCTTCGAACATGGGTGCAGCCTCGCGCAACGCGGCATCGGGGTAGTAGTTGCGGTTGCCGCTGCGGCCAGCGCGAATCAGCGTGACTTCAATAGAGCCATCTGCGGCTTCGCAGAAAGATGCATCGCCTCCCAGCGCTTCACGAACAGCGGCAACTCCTGGTGCTGCTGCCGCTGGCGGCGCTGCAGGTGCAGTCGGCACGTACTGCTCGACCACTTCCACGGGCGCACCCAGCACCACCTGGTCAGACCCGGCCACGTGTTTGAACGAATAGGCGTACTGATAGTGCTTGCCGTCGAGCTCAATCACAGCGCGGTCGCTGTAGATGGCCGACAGGCTCACATACCGGCGCTGCTCAGGCAGGCGGCCGTTGTTGATGCTCTCGGAGATGGCGGCGCGCACCACGTCGATGAGCTGGCGAAAGTCACGCTCGGGCGCCGCAGCGGCCTCCCGCAGGGCAGCGTCCACCGCCGCGCCGGTACGCAAGCCGCCACAGGCCGCCAGCGCCGCAATGAGTTGAACCCAGTTCATGCTGGGCTTACTCGCCTGCGTCCGTCAGCTTCTGGCCATCGGTGGTGACCACCACCACGTGCGTGCCGTAGTCGCGCCAGGCCAGCACCCCGGCTGTCTTGCACTTGACGCGCTTGGCGGCCTCAGCGGCGGTCATCTGCTTGGCCGCAGCGGCTTCTTTGGTCTTGTCCTCGGACATTGTTCACTCCATCAAGTGGGCCGCACAGCGCGGCGTTGGGATGGAGTGACTGTGCCGAGAGAGGCACAAATGAATAAGGCCAGCATGTGCTGGCCTTAGGTTGGCGTAGTCATCAGAACGGAATCGATGACCTATTAAACACTCTACTGTCTTGCTGCATTTCTCACCAGTGAGTTGACCTCTGAATGAGGTTGGATGTCGAGTGAATACGCAACTTCATTGCCCTCCAAGCTCTGCAGCACATTGATGAAATAGGTCTTGCGCCCTTCATAGCCCAGTTCAGAGAGAACTTCGCGACACAGCTTTTCACCAACTTCCTTGTGCCCCTGAGCATGCAGATAGCATCCAATGGCAAAGTGATCTTTGTAGATAAATTGCCGCCCGACTGCGGGCACTTCGTCTTCAATAATCAGGCGGAGTTTTTCAAGAGATTCAGGTTTCATGCAATACCTTGGTTGTTGACAACCGCTATTGTTGATAGCTCCACCCCTTCATGGCAATGCCAACTGCTACAACCGGCCGACGGTTGATATACCTTTAAACCCACTTTAAATCGCCAGACAGGGCAGGACAGCCGAAATCCCCAGGGGGTAGCCGCCCCGAACCGGTTTAAAGCGGCGTAGCGCACTTTCCGGCCAGGCCATCACTCCAGCCGCCGCCCCGCTTTCTTCGCCGCCTGGTCAAGCGCCGCCTTCCTCCCATCCAGGCGCAGCTCCAGCTCAGAAAACGGCTTGGCCCCAGGCGTGGCCACAGCCCAACTTTTCATATAGGGGATGGCAATGCAGCCGCAGCGGATGACCTGCTCGGGGGGCGCCTTGGGGTCGTGCGGGCACTGCATCAGGTCGATGCCGCCGCCGGGGTTGGGCACGCGAAACGGTTTGTCCGCGTCCACCACCTGGCCGTCGATCAGGTCGTGGTTCCAGCGGCTGTGCACCTTGCCGCTCCTGCGCCACTGCTTTTGCAGCCCTGGCACCAGGGGTGCGGCCTGCTCCAGGCGATCCTGCGCGGCCACGGC